ATACTGTGATTTATTTATTATGTCACCAGATACCGGTGAATAATATCCAATACCTCACGCTCCCAACTCTCTGGAAGCCCGCCCTCTTGAGTGGGCAAAAAGGCGCGTTGGGGCGAGCCCAAGCCTAGCTGGTGGTACTTGCCATAGGCCACGTTAGTACCAATAATTGCTTCCAGGGCGCTGGCGTTCGAGGTGATGGAGCCTTTTAGCCGTCCAGTGTCATTCAAGGGTTTGGAACTGCCATCTTTACGGGGTTTTTTGAGTGGCAACCAAGGCGAGCCGTAAGGGTCTGCGGCATCGGTAAAGGTCAGGTCTACCAAACTGGCGACGTGTTCGCCGATGTCGGTCATAACCGGTTCCATGTGCGTCAGGCGCTGGCTTAACTGCTGTAAGGCGAGGTCTACGGCGGCGGTTTCTATCTGGATGATCATTGACAATGTGCTGTTTTCAATTTATTATTTAACCCGTAACGATTGATCGACGATGTTGACATCAACCTGATCAGGAACCAATCGGGCAGTGCGCCAGATGTCTAGGCGCATTGCACATTCAATCATTTCGATAAATTAAAGCACCATCGCGCTTTGATTCAAAGTAATCAGAACGAAAGTTTTGATAACCCGTCCAACCTGTCCACACCTTCCCTGTTTGCCTAAAAACGGCCAATACATTCATGATGTCTTTTTTAATCAAAAAGCGCGATAAAAAATAAAGCGCATTATCTTCATATTTACCGGTTTTTAACCATATTTCAGCGGGGTTAAGAATAGTATCTGCGATATGCAGTACGTATTGTTCACGCCCATGCTTGGTTATTTTTGAATCGCCACTTTTATGGTTAGAAAACAATTCATCAGAAACTAATAATTGATGAAGACCTGTTTTAGCCTCAACAATGACCTGCTCATTATAAGCCGCTCCAAACTGCTGCATGAACTGGGTTAAATAAAAACGATCATCCTTGCCCTTGTCGAATACCTGAAAATCAACTTGCTTAGGTGGCGGCATTTCTTTTTGAATATCCAAGCCGACTGACAGCATATTTAAAATATTTTCCCCATCGCCATGGCACCAAATAGGCTTAGTATATCGGCTCTTTCCCCCTGCCGCCAAGGCTGTAAATGTCCCGTTACATTGCGATTGTTTGTTGTTTATCGCCCGTTTAATCCCCTCCATCGGCTCCTTGCCCGGATTATAATCCCAGCCTTTATCTGGCTGCATAGCCTCAAGATCGATGGGCTTGTTTAAGCCTTTGCCATCGCCTGAGCGGGCTTTGGCTTGGGCTTCTGACATCGAAATTAATCGACATCGGCAATTGAAACCTAAGCTTGGGCTGTGGGTATTCCAGAAGGGGTCATCTACCGGCCTGATAATGCCATCGAGGGCAAGGTGGGCTGGTCTGACGCGATTGTCATTTATCGCGTCTAGCATCAAATAAGGCCGCGTGGCTTTTACGGCTTCGAAGCGCTGCCAGCGCCCACGATTGTAATTTGACTGTATGTTCGTCCTGAAAATGGTGTTTAGCCGGTATTTAGGCAAGTCCAGCGTGCCCGATTCAAGGATGTTTTTACGCCAGGTAGCGAGGGATTCACCACTCTGCAGGGCGGCGGCTAGGGAATCCCTGACGACCGTTAACTGGTCAAGGCTGGTTATTCCGGCAATGCTGAAGGCCAGCTGGCGGGCAATGCCCTGATACGCAGCAGAATAATATAATTCTGGTAAAACAACGCCCCTGTTTTGCGCCGCCTTTATGGCCTGAAAAAATGGGGTGTTAAGCGATATTGATAACGGTTCGCTCATCGCCTAACCCGCATGGACATATCCCATCACATCAGCCGCAAACAGGGCTTTAGCCAGCGTATCGCTAAACTCGCTGGTATCGGTATCAACCAGGATAGCAGCCAGCCGTTCCTCCAAATCCTGCGGATCAGTAGCGGCACGGATAGCAGAGGCGATTAAATCGCTGTTGATCGGGCTGCCCTGGGCATTTAACAGACTGTCGGCTAAATCTTCGATGACTTGCTGTTGTGGCGTAAACATGGGCTTAGGTAAGGCCGCTAACGCCGATAAGGCGGGTGTAGGTGCGGCAGTGGGCGCTACCGGTGCGCTAATAACCTCTTCCCCCGCTTCAGGCATCGGGATTTTTAACTTGTCGTAGAAATAGCTGGCGGGGATTTTTAAGCCCATCGCCACCAGTTTTGGAAAAGCATCGGCACAAAGCGCCAAATCAGCCGATTGTTGGGTGTCAAAAGTCCATTTACAGCTAAAATTCAGGCCATTGACGGCAATAATCGCGCCAATTAACTGATTGGTTAAGGTTTCGGCTATCTGTTTGGCATCATGGTCTCTAATCTCGTTACGCACTTCATCATGAATAGAGGCGGTGGCATAGTTGCCATTGCGCCCGGTATCGCTGGTTAAGGTACCACCCAGGATGGCTTTTGAGACCGAGGCCTCGCACCATTGAATCAGGTTTAAAAAGCCCTGGCCTTCGCCGGTGGCTGAATCGACGGTTTTCAAATCATCCTGAGTGCCACCTTCCAGCAAGGCCACGCCGTTTTGGCCCATGGCCTGCAAGGAATATAAGATCGCCTGTTTTTTACCCTCATCCTTTTCGTGATGGAACAAGACCCGAATCGGGACGGCATACAGTTCACAAAAGCGTAACCAATTTTTGGTGGCGAAATTCTTGAACAGATAAGGCAATGCCAAGGCGCGGTAAAGCCCTTGAGTGCCCGGTTCTCCGGTGGTTTTGCTGCTATGCTCGTGGACGATCCAGCCGTATTGGACGAGTTCCACGCCATCAATGGACTGGTTATCCCGTAAACGCAAGTTTTGGCGAGTGGCTTGATCGACGGTAAACCAGCGCGTCGGGCGTGGGTTAAACGTTTTTGGCATCCAAAAGCCGGTAGCATCGCGTCCCCATTGCAGTTCCAGCGCCATGAAGCCGTGGCCGATCGCATTCGCCATATCAAACACCAGGGTCTCAATATCGAAGGTGTCTTTGATCAGCTCTTCCAAATCCATCACCGCCCTTTTCTCCCGTGCGCCTGCGCTGCGGTTGGGTTTAAGCGACCAGTCTAACTGGGCGACGGCCATTTTACGCTTGGTCATTTCCGCATAGATGTGAGCGTCACGCTCTTCCATATCGGTAAACAGCTCGGCTTGTGCTGTCAGGTACCCCGCTTCAGCCTGGCTAAGTAGGTTTAAGATAGCCGTTATACTGGTCGATGGGTAATGCTGCGCTATTTCGCGCTGCATGAGGGGGTTGATGGCTTGTGATTTTGGCGTCATGGTGATTACCAGGCAGTAATGGGCGTAATGGTTGATGTGGTTATGCTGTGTCCGCTTAGGCCTCTGTGTATGATAGGCTCAAGGCTATAACGTATTGCATCGATGCAATGTTGGTCTGCATCCACCAGCTCGGGCAAAATGTCACCACTCAACCTATCTGTTTTATAGCGATAGAGCCGGGATTCTTCAATGGCATGGACGCAACGCGGATGAATGATGATTTTTCGGTAGCTTCTCAGGTGCATCACGCCCTCCTCTACACTGCCCTTGCCCTTGACCGCGCCCCGGATATTAAACCCGGCACGGCGCATATAACTAATCGTTTCAGGGCGGGCACTATCGGCACGGATAACATGGTCTTCTGCACCGGGTACGGTTCTGAATAGCGCCGGCGTGTGGTCGATCTCCACGCCAACACCATAGGCTTCATGTTCGATGTAAAGATAGTCGTCATGTATCCAGCATTTAACCAGCGTGGTGGGGTCGGTGCTAAAGCCCCAGTCAGCGCCAAAGTAGGGGCCGTCCCAGTATTCCTTAGGGATAAATGAATCGATGCTGACCTTGCCCTTGAGCACTTGGGCATCGGACACGCTTTGATACTCACCCAGCCAGACATGGGCGTATTTATCGGGGTCGCGTTGCTGATCCATGATCATTTCATCGCGTAGCACATCAGGGAACCAGGGGTTGTCTGAGTAATTCGCCTTGACAACAATGGCGTCCTTGGGCGGATTTTCCCCGCGTAACAAGCGGTCTATCGGGTCACTGGGCTTGTTGGGGTTCCATGAAAACCACAACTGACTGCCTGGCTTTCTGATGGTGGGCCGTAATAAGTCCAGTGACCGGTTGCTGAGGCTTTGTGCTTCTTCTACCCACGCAATATCATAGCCCTCTAAACTTTTAATGGATTCTGCCGTGTGGTTCTGCATTCCTGAGAAGATGATCTGTCCGCCATTGTGGCATCGTATGACATTATCCAGCACGGTAAACAGGGAGCCTACGCCCATTTGCTCTATTTTTTTTTCCAGCAGGCGCTTGACCGATTCTTTCAAGGATCCCTGTATTTCACGTATGCAGACAGAATCCGTCTTTTTTTGTAAGTGCCTGGCAATCATCATGGTGGCGAAGTGGTGGCTCTTGGCGCTACCCCTTCCACCCCACGAGCCAAGGTAGCGGGCGGGCGCCAGCAAGGGTTTAAAAACCGGCGGATAGCTAATCCTCATTGGATTTTACCACCCACTCGATAACATCAATCTTGATCGGATCGCCATTGGGGCCGCTGTGTTCAGTGGCCAGTTTATCACCATAAAATCTGGGAAACATTTTTGAAGACAACCACTTTCTTGTATCCAAGCGCAGCCGGTCGCGCTGAAAATCACCTGTTGGATTATCAGCAATTTCTAAAAGTTGATCTACCAATGTTTCTGCTTTTTTTTCTCGCGCGCGCGCGTAGTGCTCTGGATGGCAATTTAAATAGTCATAAAGAACCGCCTCACTCACGTTATTTTTTTTTGCTATTTCCCTCATAGGCATGGCTTCGCCTATCTGATTGCAGACTACCTCAATGCCGACTGCATCTAATTTTTTCTTTTTGGCCATAACAATAACCTACCACGACTCAAGCCTGTTAACCCTGTGGTGGACGCCTTCAACTAAACAAATCCAGTTGTGGGCTGTTGCGGTTAGGCTCTAACCCACAGATATTAATTATTTGCCTGTCAGTCAGGTTAAACTTCCTGGCCAGTGTTTTTACCGGTGTCCCGTTGTTTTTGTCGCATTTTATCTGACTATTGCGTGCATCCAACAAGGCGTGGTGGCAACGGGGGATAAACAGATAACAGCCGACATAGAGTGAGTATAGTTTAGTGCTGGCCTCGCTACTGATACCTAAGTAACCCGCCTTGTTTTTAGCAAAAAACAGCGTGCTTCCGCCATGTAGTTTGACCAGCGCCAAGGTGTCCGGTTCGCCGATCAAGGCAATCAGTTCATTAATTGATTTTGGAATCCCCATCATTTTTAACCCGATAGAGCTGACACCGCAAGCGCCCCGAAAATAGCCATGACAAATAGCACGAATACGCCGACTATGACCGCTGCCGCGAAGAGCTTATTACATTTTCGCATGGCTGAATTGAAGGTCATTGACTTGTCAATACCTCCTTTTCAATATCATTAACGATATTTTTAAACACATTCGCAGACATAAACCGTATTAAATTATGGCTTCCACACACTTGAAATTTTACAGCGGTCAAATGCACTGTGTCATTTTGGAAAATCCATTCGACAATCACATCGAAATTATATAAAATCATCTTATGCAGGTGGATTAGCTTATCGGGTTTCATGCCAATTTTTTACCGGCCTGGAAGTCGGCCAGGGTTAGGCCGCCCGTTAGCTGAAAATGGGCACTCTCGCGAAACATTTTGAAACGGCCCGACCATTCAAGCCCAAGTTTCTCGCCTATTATGCCGCATTTGGTAAACAATTCCGCATTGTTCCAAACCGCTTTACCGTGGACTATCGGGCAGAAATCGAAGGCAACCTTGTGGTTATGGAAAGATTGCCCCGGCTTGGCATTGGTGACACGGTTGCCCGGTTTTGTTCTGCCTATCGCGTATAAAGCGGCTTGTTCTTCGTTAGACCGAAAAGTGGAAGTGATTATCACAATAATCCCCTGCTTCTCGCATTCCTCGACAAACTTATGACAAAGCACGGCAACATGCGGCTCTAAATCATTAATATTTCGGCTCATTTATATTTTCCCCCGTATTTTAGAACCCTCAAAAACTAACAGCTGAACGTCCACGCAGCGGTTATTATGAGGGCGGCAATAACAAACCAAATCACCCACTGGTCGAAGCAATAAAGTAGCCAGTTCATTTTACGCCAAGTTTTCCACAGTTTCTGTGTATAACACGTTATTAAACACCGTTTTTCATCCCCTAATTTGTTGACTATAGGACGCTTTTTTCAGATTGTCCAAAGTTTGTACAGTTTTTTTAGTCTTTTTGTGTTTTACGTTCAAAAACATCAGCTTTGGAGATTGCACTTGCAGCCTTTTTTTATGTGCGCCAGCGCGCCAGTGATGGACCCATTGCAGCGCATAACCGCGGTCATATAGCTGGTTATTCCCCTCTTTCCCGATACAAACAGGTGGTTTTGACAACCTATTCCTGAACTGTTGGATCAACTCGTTATAGCTCACGCCGGTGACATGGCACAGTTCTTTGCGGCTGATTAGTACTTCGCTCATTTTGTTACTTTTTCGCTGGTTTTGTCTATATTTTCGCTGCTTTTAGCCGCCCGTCATAAATCCGGTTCGGCGGTAATTTTAACCACGATCTTGCCCTTAAAATCTTCCTGAAAACCGTGATAAAAATAATGCGGTATAAAATTCCGGTCATTCATGCCCAAATATTCTGCTATCGAATCCTGGCCGAATTTCATCATGGCGACACAATTGTCTTGATCGTAAGCATGTCTGCTGGGTGGATAGAAATCGAGGCTTAGATGTACCTTTTCGCCGCCAGGATTGACCAATCCGGCTTCTTTGCACAAATAAAAAACAGCCCGCTTATAATCTTTGCCGGTTTTGGCTTTGATGTACCAGTGGCAACGGCTGTTCGGACTCAATTCCTTTGGGGGCCATGGCAAAACAACCTCGTTGGAAACTAAGGTGTCCATGCTGCTGTGTCCCTGTCTAAATCCCGGTTTGGAATGATGACCACATCGCCCTGAATCGTGTAATGTTTGGTCGTGTCCTTTAGTTTGCATATCTCGGTTGCCTTATAATTTATCGGAAGTTTCAAAGAATACGCTTCATCGTTAAACAGCATAATGTGTATGCCATCATCAAGAGCGACGATGTATAAGCTGTCAGCACCTAGCAAGGTGGCTATTTCAGTGAGGGATCGGATACCTTCAAGGTCGTATTCTAGCCCGTCGGCAAGGATCACTTTACGGATAAACATCGTCAGCAATCCACCAAAATCAAACTAACAAACAATTCTCTGAGGGTTTTTCCGCAACAATGGCCCTCGCCATCGGGGTTAAACAGCCACCAGATACCGTCATTTCTACCGATGTAAAAGCCTTCCAGGAGCCGCGTTTCAAGTAGTTCAAACACAGGATAAAGTTTATCGTCTTGTTCGGTCACACGCCCTCCCCGATCTGCCAAACCACATTCCGGTTATCCATGCGCATCGAGGCCATGCAATACGGTTGATCCTCGAAATTATGGCAATACGTGTATTTTTCGAACGCACAGCCAATACATGATTTACGCTCAATGGCCTGGTATTTAACGCCCTCAAACTCAAAACTGTCTTCAGTCTTCATCGGTGTAGTAACCGTCACGTTTATCGTTGTGCCTGCGGGTGAATAACTGGCTTTTAACCCAGTCTTTTGTCCGGGTTTCTTCGCAATCTGAGCAAATGTAGTCGCCCTGCCTGGCCGTGTGTATTTTTGCCTCAATTTTTGCCATGTGCTTTCCATAGCGGCAATAAAATTCTTTAGCCATAGCAGCAATGCACTTAATGCCGGTAGAACGGGTAGGGGCCACCCTCGCCCGGAAACAGGCCGAAGCAATTAAGCACCGCCAGCAACACCAGCAACCCCACTAAAACCCTGATAAGCATCATAACCGGCGGCGGAAGTGGCAAGAATTGGGCGATTAAAATTTGTAAAACGTAGAGGACAATAATGGCCACGATTACGTAAATAATTAGATAAATAATACATTGTAACATCTTGATTACCTTTAGTTAATTTACTATTTTTTGGGATTACAATTAGACATTATTGGGCTTCCATGGTTCTGCTTTGTTCCGGGCAATGGCGGCGGTGCGCTTATCCTCGCAGTCAGCACAGATGTAATTACCCTGTCTCGAGGTTGGCAAGCGATCAATCTCAAATTTCCACTGACCACAGTAACGGAAAAAAAACTGCGGTTTGCTGGGTGGGCTGTCAGGGCCTAGCATTTTGTGTAACTCCCATAAATCTTTTGTTCTTTCAGCAAATCAATAAACACTTCGCTGACCCATTCCTTTTGCGGGATGGTTTTATCGGCCTCAAGATAGCGGTTTATAAAATAATCCTGCTCTACGCCGCAGCGACGGCAGGCTTCGAGTCCGTTGGCAATCCAAGCCGGATCACGGCTATATTTTTTGGCTAACTCGGCTTCGTTTACCCAACCAAATTTTTCACTGGCCTGGTCAGGTGTCAGTATTTTTATACTGTCCGCATTATAGTTTTCATCACGGATTAACTGAGGCACGATTTCAGGCACGATTTCAACTTGAGTCGCTATCTTTATCGTCGTTTTTTGTTTTCGTGGCGTGGCGGGTATCTCACGTCGCTCTATTAGGTGTTTATACGGCCTATTCGCCTTGTACAATTCAGTTGCTTGCCTAACTCGCTCAATGGCCTCTTCCTGCGTTTGATGAAACGCCAAATGCACGGCGCCCAAACTGCTGGAGTATTGTTTTATCGTGTCGTGATAGTTTACGTTCCTAGGGCGTATTTTAGCTTTCATTTTTTTTATCTCGGTAAAAGATGCTACTTTTTCATTATCGTGTCTTCTAGGTGCCTTCACGTTCGTTAAAACACCGTTTTACTCTCATCTTCTGCTTGCCTTTGCAAAACGACCAAATGCCGGTTGGCTGCCTCGACCGTATTGAGCAACTGCAAATAGTCTTCCTGCTCCAAGCCGCCGAGTCTACGATGCCCGTAGCGTTCGGCTTTGAGCTCGTTCACCCAGTCGACTAGATCACGCAGGATTCGGAGGGTTTCGTTGTGCATGGTTAGATTTCCAATTTTTCACAAAAGCTGGCAAAGTGACTCCGGCTTTTCTCCAGATCAACCGGCCTTTTGTCCGCCTTAAGCGCCTTTTGTTCGGTTAACGCATAATCAGGCCAGCCTGGAAAACCTTTCAGCAATAATCTCTCGTAAATCGGCATGATGGTTTTTATTGCGGTTACTGTCCTCACCGTCCGCAAAATATGCATATCAACCTGGCTGGCTATGCAAAAAATCAACGGATGACCATACCGGGACTTGATACTCCCTGTCTTCCCAGACACGGAGACCAACACATTGACGCACTGCTCAGATGTTGGAATGTCCTCCATTTTTTTGCTCAAGCACAATTTCCTGAACTCGGGCAATGACGGCGGCCATTCGCACGACTTTGAAATCAACATGTCAAAACCGATCTTAACCTGATCAATGCCGAGGCCTGATAACCCTTGCTGCCATGTTTTAGCCGCATCGGACAAATGGCCTTTTGCATCGGTTGAAAGGCCCATATGGCTAGCCCACTTGTAACCGTAAATCGACAACATGCGTTTCCACAGATGAAAAATAACCTGATCGCTTAAGCATTCAGTTGACGGTTCTTTCCCGTTCGAGTTGTTCTCGTCGTAATCTTGCTTCGAGCCGCCTTCCTGCTTGTTCTTCAAGCTCCATAAGGCAGAGTTTTCGACCAGTTGGAGAATGGGTTTCATTGTTTTCTTCTTGTGTGTCATAATCTTCACCGCTGTATTCGTTGTTTTTAGAAAATAAGTCAGAACCATTCACCTTGCCTGGAGGAGCGTTCTGGCTTTTTTTATGCCCGTCGTTTTGTTCTTTAGCCAGCCAGCTATTCACAAACCGGGACAACCCGCTTTTGGTTTTCCTGCGCTTGGGATTGCTTTTCAACCATCCCAGCATATTACGCAATTGCTGACCGACATCCACAGCCGGATAGAGCGATTCCCATTCGCACACATCGCTTTGCGTCACTGCATAAAATTCCCCGGTCTTGTTCGTCGGCAATTCGACAATGACGAGAGAGTGTGTTTTGACGGTCGCTATTCCGTCATTCCCTGAGAATTTTTCGGACTCCATTTCCGGCGTTTGCTGTTCTGAGCTTTTTTGCTCAGGACAAGAAGTAAAAGGAGTACGTAGTACTTCTTTTATATCTGTTTCTTCTTTATATTTATCTTGCTTATAAGTAGCTTGTAAGTTTTTAGTATGGTTATCTCTATAATTCAATAAGTTGGGAATATTTACAGTTATATCGTCAGAAGCACGTTGGACCAACATCAGACCAACGTCAGAGCAACATCGGACTAAATGCAAAAATTTTTTAGTGCTGATGTTAGTTTTTCTACCCCATCTGGACATGCTAAAAGTAACTTCACATCGATTGGATTGATCGACATATTCAGCAACAATCTCGAGCATCTTGAAATAAAATCCATAGCCCTCTAATCCGCACTTATCTTCAAGACGAGCAATCTTCTCGTCATTTCTTGCGGTCGATAAATGCTTAAACCATTTCATGACTAATCTTCAAAACAATCATCATCATTATTAAAAAATGCCTTTCCGTGGTAATGGTTATATTTAATAAGCTGTATTATTTCTTCTGGCCTTGGAAAATATTTGCTTGACCGGGCATGGTCTCTAAGCGCATTTTTTATTAGTAATTCACTCTCTTTCTCGCTAACGCTAACAACCAAATTGAATACAAATTGATCTTTTAAAATCTCATAATAAAATTGAGGAATTAAATGATCATCTAATTTAATAAAATAGGCTCTTTCTATCATTCTTATTTCATCAGAGAATGAGCGTTTAACCACATGTCCACAGATAAATTCTAATTCTTCAGTTGTCATCCGATATCTTCTTCAGCCTCATAGCCGTCTCGGGGTGCAGCCTGGCGTTGTCAAATGTAGTTACAATAAATTGACTTTGCTTATTATTGTAGCTACAATATTCAACATGAAAATTACTTATGACCCTTCTAAACGAGATAAAACCCTTGCTGATAGGGGCATTGATTTTTTGGAAGCCGCCGAGGTTTTTGCAGGCCGCCACTTCACTTTTTTGGATAACCGGGCTGATTATGGCGAATGTCGGCAAATCACCGTTGGCTATCTGGGCGTGCGTATAGTGGTTGTCGGATGGGTCCAGCGCGGCAATGACCGGCATGTGTTCACAATGAGGAAAGCCAATGACAGAGAAATTAAAAAGTACACCGAGAGACTGGGGCAAGTTTGACGCCCATGTCATCACGCAGGACGAATATGATGAATTGCCTGAATTGACAGATGAATTTTTCGAAAGCGCCGATTTGTACGAGGGTGAGAAACTCATACGGGCGGGACGGCCAAAATTGCTGCACCGTAAGATATTACTATCAGTCAGGTACAGCCCCGAAGTAGTAGAGTATTTTCGCGCTACGGGCAAGGGCTGGCAGACGCGAATGAATGATGCGCTCAAGGAGTGGCTTAAGGGCCATGCGGCGTGATTCAATTTGACCGAACCTTAAAACCTGATAAAATAACCATGCTTTTTCCTATGTAATAAAAGTGTTTTAAGCCCCGGACCTCATTAATCCGGGGTGTTCTTTAGCGCTAATGCAGCGTTTTATCTGCCTGCCTGTCTTCAGGTTGCTTGGGGTAAAACCGGCGCTGAAGCATTGCCTCTTCCTCTCCAAGGTCTCCGCTTTTAATCTTGCGCCAGCAGATACCACAAAAGTATTTCGTGGCACGCTCTGCGGTTTCCGTATTCTCACAGGCAATCATCATAAAATTAACCAGTGCGTTATCACTAAAACTGTCTGAAAAGTTCTTCCAGATCGAAATAATGAACGACCGGGTAAAGCTCAAATCCGGGTAATACTCCTGGAACACTTCTTCTAGTGCTCCCCATTCAAAATCATTGCGCATCGCGTTATTCCTTCAATAACCCCTTAAAAAAGAGAGCCTGGCAGCACCGTAAGGGACAGCGTTTTCAGTCTCGATAACCTAGCCACGCTCAAACTCAGTTGCTTTACTTTGTCTTGATTACTGGTTAATTACTGCTTCACATATTTAATCAGTGTAAAGATCGGGGCGTATTTTTTTTGCTAATTGGTAAATATTTAACGCGTAATGCGAGTTCTTATGTACGCCTGTACGTACTCTATGAATAGTTGCCTGTGAAGTACCAATGAGCATACTTATTTCTCGGTCAGTTAATCCCGTATTTCTTATATCGGTGAGTATTTTTTGTATGTTTAATTTCATAACAACAGATAATATACGCAAACGTATTGGTAGTCAATACGCCAACGTGTTTGATTCTAATGTTCCATCGCTCTACATTGGACAAATGGACACATTGAGAGAAAATATAAGAAAAAAAATGATTGAGAAGGGCCTAAACCCTTATACTCTTTCTGAAAAATCAGAGGTTCCACAACCTACGATTCAGCGATTTTTGAGTGGCAAACATGGCGATCCAAGATCAAGCACCATTCAAAAACTAGCTAAAGGACTTGATGCGACTGAAGCAGAATTAAGGGGTTTTGATAATGTGTTAGATAGTAGAATTAAAACCATTAATGAATTAATGAGTAAATTATCCAGTGAGCAAATTAGTAGCCTTGAATTAATTATAAAATCAATGGTTAATCCTAAACATAATTCAAAAAACCCACCGGAACCCGAAAAAACCCAATTAACAAACGCCATGGAAGGCAGGCTCACACTAGCCCATGAGCCCGATTCAGAGACTTATGAGAGGATGGCTAATAAAAAATGACTGATAATATAGACAATATTGTTTTAGAACATTTAAAACATATCAGAAAATCACTTGAATCTTTAGATGAAAAAGTGGATATGCTGACAGGTCGCGTATCCTCAATAGAACAATCCACTGCATTTCTTCACGTTGATTTAGCACAAGTCAAAAGTCGGCTGGATAGCTTTTCAAAACGACTTGAGCGCATAGAGCGTCGCCTTGAGTTATCTGATAGCATAAATTAGTAAATCTCAATACCTTATACAATCAACCCGCCTGGTGCGGGTTTTTTATTGCCCGAAATAAGGCGACTGGGTGTAATAATATTTATTTTCCCTAAATTATACGATTACGTATTGATTAAAATATACGATAGCGTATAATTACCCACACCGGAGCAAATTATCCGTTAAATCGCCTCTCTCGATTTCTAACGGCAGGTCTGTGAGATTCAGGCCATTCTTTTAACTTCATAGGAAAAAGCAAATGAACAAATTATTAACAGCCGCCATGATAGCCCTGATTTCAACGTCAGCAACCGCAGCAACCTTAAAAAAGGATTACCCTTTATGTACCACTGAGGACGCTTTTAAGGAAATGGTCCATGCCCTCGTAAAGCACGATGTAGAGCAATTTAAGGCGCTACTTCTAAACGGTTCGTGTGTCATAACTACGGAGGGGGCCTTAAAGTACACCACGTTGGATCGTGGCCTGCTGGGAACGTCGAAAGTACGGATATACGGAAACGGAACAAACGCTATTGCATACACCAACTACGAAGCCCTGAACCATTAATTTTTAGAGTTTACACAGGAAAAAGCAAATGAAACAACCCGACTGGGCTGACCGCTCCTGGCTGCTTGAACAAACAACCCCTCTAAAAGCGGCTGACACCCGCGCTAAAACCCTAACTGCAATTATGCTTACGCTGATTGCAGCGGCATTGATAAAGGTGATTTGATGGAACCCCAAGCAAATTATGAATTTTTACAAGCCCGTCAATCGGGCCTGGGCGGTTCTGATATTGGGGCGGTGATCGGCGTGAGCCAATATAAATCCGCCCTCGATGTTTACTTCGACAAAACAGAACCCAAGCTGGAACAGGAGCATCAGGAGCATTTTTACTGGGGTCATGCACTCGAACAACCCATTGCTGAACGGTTTTCAAGGGAGCATCCTGATTTTGAAGTGATGCGTAACGTACCGATTGCCATGCACCCACAACATGAATGGATGCTGGCTAATGTGGATGGTCTTTTTGATGATGACCAGGGTAATCGTGGCATTTTAGAGATCAAGACGGTTAACGCCTTCGCTAGCGATAGCTGGGGCTTTGAAAACAGTGACCAAGTGCCGCTGTCCTACGCCGCACAAGTGGCTTTTTATATGGCTGTCATGGACGCGGATTTTGCCATTATTGCCGCGCTGTTTGGTGGCAATTCTTACAAAGAATTCAGGATAGAACGGGATCTGGAAATAGAAGCTGTTTTAATTCGGGAAGGCGGCGCATTTTGGCATAACCATGTTATCCCAAGGATACCGCCAGAACCCAAAACCGCTAACGATGTTGCCCGGTTGTTCAAGCACGACTTAGGCACGATCCTCGAAGCCGACGACAACCTCCTGAACCTTTGCCAAGAGATTAAGCGGCTTAAAACCGATGCCAAAGACTTGGACGGCCTGATTGTCGAGCTGACAACCAACTTAAAGAAAGTCATGGGCGATTCGGCGTTGTTACAGTATGCAGGCAGTACCATTTGCTCATGGAAGAATAATAAGGACTCAACGAAAGTAGGTTATGAAAAAGCCGTCGCTGATTTTACAGGTTGGCTAAACAGTTTTAAAAATAACCCGCAAATGGAAGGTATCTCGGATGTTCTTACCCAATACCTACGTGAAAACACCAAGACTGTGCCTGGTATCAGGCCTTTACTCATTAAGTAGGAGTTTACCGTGAGCAGAAAAGAAGAATACGATTATGAGAATGATGTTTTTTATGATGTTTGGCGTTCCGGTGGAAATCCTGACAACCTTGATATGGACAGGGTTAATGATGATTACCATGACGGCTTAGATCATGAGCAATCAGCGAAAAAACATTTTGAACGTCAAAAAAATAACAATAGGAATTACTGATATGTCAGCACAATTAAAGTCTGCCTTAATAAATGGCAACAAGCCCCCCGTAAGACTCGCAGACCTGCCCCGTGCGGACCAGCTCAAGGCGGTGCTGTTACAGTCTAAACGGCAAATAACCTCGTTGCTGGAGGATGAAACCAAAGCCAACAAGTTTTTAGCGGCTTCCTTGGTGGTGGCTAATGACCCTGCCCTGCGTAATTGTTCACCGGAATCAATTGTCCAGTCATTAATTGGCGTGGCGATGGCTAATCTTTCTGTCGATAAGAACCTTGGACAAGCGTATTTAATTGGCTATAAAGACCAGTGCACCCTACAACTGGGCTATAAAGGCTGGATTCAGTTGTTGTTTAGGGCTGGCTGGCTGGTTAAAGCCTTTCCTGTCTTTGATTGTGATGAATTTAGCATGGCCTGGGATGGCTGGGATAACCGGGTACAATTTACGCCTGATCTGGATGAACGCGATGAAGGTGATTCAGCGTGGTCCTATGCCCATTTACGCGGCGTTTTCGTCATTGCCCGTAACTCGGACACTAAGGACGAGTACAGCGTGTTCGTGGCTAAAAAAGTCATTGAGAAGTTGCGGCTAGTGTCTCCTAACCAACGCGGGGCGACTACCCCACAAGGCATCTGGAAAGATTGGTACATTGAAATGGCTATCGGAAAAGCCGTTAAAAAGCTGGCTAAACTGCTGCCTGTAGGCGATACCCGACAAGTTGCAACCGCGCTTGCCGTCGATGATAAGGCCGAAATAGGTAAAAAGGTAGACTACTCCAGTACGATTGAAAGCGGGATCGTCACAGAAATAAATGACGCGCCCATAGCCGAACCCGAACCTGAAGAAACCATCAATGAAGAAACCGGCGAAATCTATTCCATTCCTGATGATGAACTGCCGTTCGTTGAGCCATTACAAACACCACAAAAACCTGACCCTTACGCATTAGGTAAAGTGCTGGCTACGATTCGCGAGGCTAAAACCGTTGAGGAGCAGGAGCTGGTACATATCGCCATGGCCGAACTGGACAACGAAGCCGGTAAGACCGCCAAGAACGCGTTTACCAAACGCCAAGCGGCTTTGAAGAAAGAAGCCAGGCCGGTTGATAAAAACTGGGCGTTTGAGATTGAATCCTGCAATGAAAAACAGGCCTTGATTGATCAAATTGAAATCATGTCGGATCACGATCAGGCTAAGTTCAGGCAATTGCTGGATGAAAAGCTGGATTTTTTGAGGGATTGATATGGAAAAACCAAAATTAGAAATATGGACAATCTACTTTAGCCCTAAAGATTTTCCGAATGAGTATGTGGCAAGAATGTTTGAACTTGACCAGCCGACAAAAAGTATTTTGAGAGCTTCAGGGCTTGAGGACTTGCGGGGAAAGATTCAAAACTACTCAGACCATGAGCTTGTTAGAATAAATCGTTCAGAAAATGACCATCGCAGCGTGATAGAAAGCTGGATTTGAGAGGTTGATAGACATCGCCATGTGCATAACCACCAAAGAAGCCGCCATTGCTTTAGGCGTAGCGCACGGAACCATTTCAAAAATGGATAAAGCAGGACGCATACCGACTCCATGCGTGTTTGTGCTAAACAAAAATACAGGGCGACAAATCAAGGCCTATGACAAAGCCGAGTTTATGGCCTGGGTTGCAACCAACCCAATCAAGCATTGTGGCTATAGGGACGCGGAAGAACGTCAAAAGCGGCTTAAAATTGTCAGCCAGCCGGTTTATTCAAAATCGGAAGACGATGTGTACTGCATCCAGAGAAAAGCCGAGCCGTTTGTTTATTCCGGGTATAAAAAATGGTGGATTCTTAATTTTAGACCGGCGCTGTTAAACAGGGGATATTCGTATGATTGATTTTTATGAACAGTGGATAAATGTATGAATGACGCAATACAAATACACGGCATAACCATCAACGTCGATGCCGATAACCGCTATAGTCTTACCGACTTGTATAACGCCGCTAAAAAAATGGGATTGGCTGATGAAAGTGATAGACCGACCGATTGGCTAAGGACAAAAACAGCTCAAAAGTATGTCGATTTTTTAGAAATTAACGGTGTAAATTCTCACTTTGGTGTGGGCATCCAGCCTATCGAAATAATTAAGGGTGGTGAGTTTTCAGGTACGTATGCGGTCAAAGATTTGGTATACAGTTACGCGATTTGGTTAAGCGTAGAGTTCCACCATGAAGTCATTCAAACCTACGATAAAAAAGTTACCGAAGAACACGCCCAACTCGAAGAACTACAAGCCAAACTAAAAACCTCTATCCCTAAAGACCCTAATTGTATTTCCAGCGTCATCGGCGGAAGTCCTCTTGAAGCCCATAAGTTTTTTAAAAAGATGGAAGTATTAGACTTGGTTAGAATAGAAATCGACTATAAACCCGTCTATAAAAAATTTATTACTGAAAAGGGTTGGGCTTACTTACAAGGCTACAGCAAGGATGGAATTGTACGAGTGGAACCGGAAATGCACAACGCGCTGATGGCGCTGGTGGCTAATTTTGGCAAGGGTAATCAGATTGATATGTTCGGTAGTTTAAAAGAATAAACGCCTGGAAAACAACCCACAGACCGACATTTTTGAAGAAGCGGTTATTTAGACTATGCTTAAAATATTGCTTGATAAAGAAGAAACAGTCTCGGCGGTATCGCTCAGTATCAGCACGATTAACCGTCTGGTGATCGAGGGAAGATTCCCTAAGCCCGTGCGTGTAGGTACTCGGGTTCTATGGCGGCATTCTGAATTGGTCGAATGGTCTGAAAAGCTCGGTGATGGCGCTATGCTGGCTTCAGGAAAGAAACGTGGACGGCCACGCTTGGCAGTTTAGCCCAGCTTGTTAGCTAGATCGTCTGGATTCAACCGCACATATTTAGACAGCATTTCAACGGTCTTATGGCCACCAATAGCTTTTAATTCCAGAATAGAAAGCCCTTTCTCGGCCATCCTTGAAAGTGCCTCATGGCGTAAGTCATGAAGATTCAACCCCGTAATACCCGCTTTACGACATGCTTTTAAAAACGCCTTGCTGTAATGGTCAGCCTGAAACTCAAACAATCGGCCATCCAACCGAAGTGGCAAGCTGTTAATCGCTTTAAGCGCCTCGGTTGATAAGGGTACGTCACGCGATACCCCCCCTTTCGTTTCCGGTAAATAAGCCACTTTTCCCCTGATCCATTTACGCTGAAGTCCAACCAGCTCCCCGCGCCGCATCGCGGTTTCAATGGCTAGCGTGACATAGGCTTTTAATTCTGCGGAGCAATTATTTAATATCAGTTGTTCCTCGCCTTCGTATAAGCGCCGATCCCGTGAGCTATTGGGTTTAGGTAGCCGTATCATGGCAACCGGATTAATCAGTGGCATCCCCCATTCCTTTATAGCAATAGTGAACACATGGGACAGGAAAGCCAGGTCTTTTGTTACCGTACTTCCACTGATACCTTCGGAAAGCCGTGTATCACGCCATATAGCCATATCAACTTGTCTGATAGTGCCTATCCCCTTACCTGCCAAGTGACTTTTTTTCCAAAGAGCAGTACGGTATTTTTCCCGAACCGCGCCCTTTTTTAACGGCATTATTTCAGATGCATAACGATCCAGGCATTCGGCCAATGAGGTTGACAGGGTTTCGCGATTGTCCTGGTAGACACCGATACCCATATCGGATTCAATTTTTAAAGCCCATCGTTCGGCATCGCCTTTGGTGTTAAACGTGCGTCCAATGCTTTTATGTCCCTTACGCCTGACTTGGCAATACCAGCCTGTTTTTTTTTGGGTGAATGTGGCGATTACTTTCTCCAAAATATTAGCCAAGAGAGAAAATATAAACGCAAAAAAAATAACTGTAAATTTTCCTTAGTGCTTACAGAATGCTTTTTATGCCACGGTTATTTATTTTAGAATTTCTTAACCCTTTGATTTTATGGTGGCGATAGGTGGACTTGAACCACCGACCCCGGGGTTATGAATCCCACGACATAGATTGTTTATCAATTAGTTAAATCGTAGTTTATTGATATTTATAAAGTTATTAATTTATTAGTATTCATGATTAAGCATCATAAAAAGCAATAATTGCTTCATTATTGCTTCACTATATTTCAGGCAAAAAAAAGGACGCGCCAGGCGTCCGTATTCCAAGGCTTGTTTTATCACTTATCTAGCAAGTTTGTTTTGACATCGTCTTTCTCAACATCAACACTGGCCTTCAACAATCTGGACTCGATAATACGCTCAACCAGGAACAGGAAACGTGTCGCCATATGTCCCCCGATTCCAGCACAGGCGGCACTCACACCCATGGGTTGTCCTACTGAATCGGTGAGCATAAAAATACCCACACCAACAAAGCCAGAGGTGAAGAGTTCACCAAACAACTCGAATATTTTAAAGTGCCCGTCCTTGATGGACTTGCTGTTTCCAAGCCAGTTGATCAAGCCACCGCTTAAGGCCATGCTTAAGGCGATGACCCAGGTGACTACTGGCCAGGTGCTGGGGTCTGAGGTTTCTTGCATGGCGTTACAAGGTTTTAGCGAGCATAAACAGCGTGTCTATTTGCTCCGGTGTTTGTCCCATGCCTTCAAGTAACGCGCAAACTAAAGGGTCATTGCGCTTTATATCGATGGCGTATTCCCATTGAATCCTGACGGATTCCGGTTGCTGGGCAACCATCGCCTCAACGGCATCTAAAAAACCATGTTCCAACAAGATCAACCGTGCCTGGCGGGGCGTAATCGATACGGCTGCCATGAGTTCAGCGTCCGGGGTTTTTCGGTCCCAGCCTGCGAAAACATGCGGAAATTCGCTGGCATTGCCGACGGTATCGACGACGCTACCATCAGCTAACATCTCGCCTATATAGTACGCGCCTGCCGGTGATTCTGTGGCACTGTCAACGATATAATCTATGTAGAGTTTACCCTCGTACTGAATCGCAATGGCGCTTTGCGGCAGGTGAAAAATACCCGCTTGGTTTGCCTCGGGGGGGGTGTATTCAATAATTATTCTTTTCATTTAGGTCAATCCTGTAATTTCCAACGTGCAGTAACTTTCTAAATAATATTGGACATCAATTTCAAAGCTCTGATAATACCCGTACTGGATCATCATGGAATAAAGATTATCCGCGCCGATCCATACCAGAGGCGTAGACCGGTACGCGGCCAGGGTATTGTAGACCAGGTCAACCCGGGCGTTATCGATAACGAGGTTGACGTTTTGCCGCTTGGAGTAGCGGCGCTTGACGATGGTAGTACCGCCCCAGGCATCAATGGTTTTTGTTGAGTAATCGTTGATACCGGTTTTAACACCGTATTGCGTAGTACCCAGCTCAAATTTTGAGCCGAGAACTAACTTTCCTAGCCTGACATTGCCGGTTGCAACCCTTAATTGAATCGTGATTGAACTGGTCGCTGTCATCCCGAGGTCACTGATGATAAAGTCGCTTAACCCCGTTAAAACGAAGGTTTTAACCAAGGTCACAACCGGGCCTACGTCCGTTACCACGACGGTGACGGTATCGGCTTTGATATTCAATAAAGCCAGGCTATCGGCAGCGACATACGGGGTTATGATAAAGCCGAGGACGCTGGGTATGTCTGAGGTTGATCCATACACCTCATCGAAAACGCGCCATCGGTTGGTTGCGCCCACCACGAACCATTTCGGCGAGGTGCCGGTGATGTTCGATGACGGGATAAAGTTGGTATTGGCAATCGCGCATTCATAAATTTTATGGGTGGCTGTCAGGATGCATTGCATGCCGACGGTATAGGCGGTTGCCGCGTTCCAGACTACTTCAGTCCCGTAAGGTTCAGTCACCGACCCTAGCATCATGGTGGTGTTGATGTCGGCGTAGCGGGTCACGGCAGCGGACATGGTTTTTATATACGAGGTGGTGTAATTCCCAAGCTCAACCTGAGCGCCACCGGCATAAACAGAAGCCGTTTGCGTGCCGGATGATGGGCAAGGGTAGACAACAACACGCAAAACCGTGTTGCCTGTGCTGTTGTTAATAGCGTATGCCTCAAGCCTGA